AAGTTCTTGCTTTTGTTCCCCTTGTGTGCGATATGCCAGCATTTATCATACCAACCCACCAACCATTTGCCCAAGCTTTTGCGCAAAGTTCAACATCCTCCCTCACAATCATATTTGAAAAATGACCATACAATTTTATAAATTCTGGATTTATAGCTGAAAAATATCCACCGACATGTGGGCAAAAATGAATTTTTGAATCTAAATCTTCTAAAGACATTCCACCTGAAATCATCCATCTTTTAAATCCACTGCAGTCTCCTATATAAGCAAATTCTTTATTATTAATCATCGCTGACTCAAGCTTATCAATTGAACCTTTATTTACATAAGTATTATCGTCCATGTGAATTATAATCTCATTAGGATAATCTTTCATAATATACTCGGTGACCATCTGTCTTGCTTTCCCAACTCCTAATGGTTCTGGGTAATGAACATATTTGTCAACATCAACATCAGTTTTACTTTTCTGCTCAACAACATATATTTTAGAATTTGGTGATGTTTCTTTTATTTTCTTAACACACTTAATTAATGCTTTTGGATCATTGTAAGATGGTATTGCTATGACTGCCATTTAATTTCCTTTCTAATTTTTGCTCTTTCTTTTTTGTTCGCATTCTTCTTATATTTCTTAGTCCATGCTCTGGATGTTGAAGATAGATTTTTATCCTTGAAGCATTTTCTTATAATCCCTTGTGGCATAATATTCCTTTCTAATGAACAACTAACTTAATTTAAATTTTAAGAATAGTAAAGTTATTTTTTTCTGCCATTATTAACATAAGCATCTTTTGGTTTTTCTCTGTCTCTTAATTGAAAGTTTCTTCTCTCTAAAGGATATGGTGCAGGCTTATAGGTATTATATAACCAATCATCTGCATCTTCATCTAAAATCTGAATATCATCTAATTCTGATTCATTCAGAATTTTATATATAAATGTTTTTCTTTTTTTAATGATATTTGCATCCATAATAATTTCCTTTCTAATAAATAATAGTCTATCTTACAAAATTTAAAAAGTAAAGTTTTTTGTTACGTTACCGATCTTATTCAATAATAACAATGCTGTAACCGAGAAACCGACGTTACCGATCTATGTTTGTTTTAATATACGTTGTTAGTTTTTTCAATTATATATATAAGGGAAAATTCTGGGATAAAAAATATTTTTTTAAAATTAGCAAAAGATCGGTTTCGTCGGTAACGAATTGCTTTTTGTTTATATTTTACAATGCTTTGTAGACGTTACCTAACAAAAAAATAATCGGTAACCGAAACCGAAGACTGGTAACTTTTTTTTAAAAACTTTGTAAGTTATTGTTTTTAAAGGATATTTTAGTTAATTTATTTTTACAAATGACTTTACTTTTGGATAAAAATAAGATACAATAAGGTATAGACTGAGAAAGGAGGTGAAAAAATGAAAAAGCAAATACCATTCGGAATTCGATTCAAAGGTCAATGGGACACTTATACTTGGGGAGAAGTGCACAATTACATTGAGTGTGCTGACTCCATAGGGGATGCTGATTTAAGAGAGAGATATGTCTCTTTTCTTAAGGATGTGTTTCTCGAAAAGAAGTGCAATCCGTCCACTCTTGTTGATCGTGATGTCCTTGTGACTTTTTATCAGGACATCGATAATCGTGCTGATATCGATTATCGAGAAGGTCACTATGACCGACTTGATGAGCCAGTGCAGTATTATGGTGGAATGTATTTCCACCAGATCGCTGGCAAACTAAAGCGACATCTGGCCAATCATCGCTGAATTATTTGGCATTAGGGGAGTTTTCTCCCCTTTTGCCCTTTACATTTGATTAAAAATAAGATAGAATTAATTTATAGTAAGAAAGGAAGTTAAATGAAAACATTAAATAAAATTACTGGACTCGGCGATCAAATAAACACTTTTGGTGTTAGAGTAAAAGCACCTGATATTAGAAAAGGCAGACATGGTATCACTGGTGAGATGATAACTTTTGACCTTAGTGTTAAAACTGTTTCTCTTTACCAAGGATATGACAGTGAAGATGATGGAATATATTGGGGTCTTGCTCATGGTGCAATGATTCAGTGTTCATATACTGAAGGTGATATTGCTGAGAAAAAAAGAATAAGAGAAAATGATCCAGTTGAACATGATGAAGTTGTTATGATTGATGGTGAAGAATATATAGCTGAGGTTGTCGGTGACTACTCTACTTGTGTTCGGTTTCATCCTGTTGATAACCCAATTGATTTTGATTTTATTGAAAAGGAAAGGCAAGAGAGAATGGGTAAAATGCCTGAGTCTTACTGGTGTCAATAATTCGCACTGATGATGAGGGAGGTTGCTCCTCCCTCGAAACCTATGGGTCTGCGATAGCAATTTAAGAAAGGAAAATTAAATGCCGAAAACTGGAAACAAAAGATATTATATAGGTATAAGAGAGTTCTCACATTCAGGCGATGTCAATAATAGTGATGACTGTATAATGGTAGATATAAAAAATCCACAATGGTATTGTTGCATGTTTGAAAATGCAATTTCATTTACAGACAAAAACGAAGTTGAAGAAATTATTAAAACTTTACCAGAAAAATATTTAGAATACAAATATAAATATAGAATACAAACTCTAGAAGAGACTGAGATTAGAGATGAAATTGATGATGGTGTTTCTGTTGGTTATTCTATAACTAAAAGATGGTACACCGAAGATGGTTGTGGACCAATTAAAGTTGGGAGGTTTAAAGATGCCTAGGAAAGAAATAGTAGCACTTATCCATGACTCTAAAACAGTTGCTATGATATCCGTTATCAGAAGTTTGCCTGACGTTGATAAATGTATTATGGTATTAGCTATGAGTACAGGGAAAAGGTGGTGGGATGATTTAAACATCATCCCTATGTTCGATAAAGAACCACGTGATACACAACTTGGTGATCAGGTGTTGGTTAAAAATAAAAAATATGTTTTAACAATTAATGGATGGGAATTAATATGAGTTATTTTGAATATTGGAAATTAAATAAGGCAATACCAGATAATATCTGCGACTTATTAATTTCTTTAGGCGACTGGGAGTCAGGGACAGTGAGCACTGGTGCTAATGAATATGGAGTTGTAAAAGATTTAAGGGAGAGTGATATAACTTGGATAACAGATAATTTTTGGATGTCTACTTTCTTCGGATTTTTTAAGTCAATAAATTTTGAGTCTTTTAAATTTGAACTTAATTCAATTGAACCTCTACAGTTGACTAGATATAAAGCACCTACAAATCATTATGACTTCCATATTGATGGTGATGGCTTTAATGTTCGTGAGGGTGCAATTAACACAAGGAAATTGTCTATGTCTGTTTTGTTAAATGATGATTTTGAGGGTGGTGTTTTTCAATATCATACAACACAAAAGCCAACAGATGTACATCTTAATAAAGGAGATATTTTAGTTTTTCCCTCTTACTATTTACATAGAGTTAAGCCTGTTACAAAAGGAACGAGATATTCACTTGTTTCTTGGTCACTTGGACCCAAAATAAAATGATAAAAATATTGAGAGCAGGAGTGAAAGCATTGGGCATAGTTTTAATTGTTGTAATTTTTTCTTTATTTTCTAGTTTAATTGCTTTAAACTTAATGTTAGGATGTGAGACTTGGGATCGTTCGCTTTGGACAAAGCACAATTCTTGTATTACATTCTATGAAATGTTGGGTGTTAATTAATCTGCTATTTTGTCAAACACCCATCTTCATATCATGATTTCCTTCCAACTTAAACCCTGCAGAAATGTGGGGTTTCTTTTTCCAAAAAAATAGGTTATGGTTGATTTACAGATGACCACTGCAAAACAAGGTTTTAATAAGGATTTACTCGTGCCAGGAAAAAACAAAAAAATTCAGGTTCAAAGACCAGTTAATAATGGTCGTAAAGTTGAACCAGAAAAGTGGGATGGCAGATTCAAATCTGTCGAGTCTCTTAAAAATCAACAGCCAGCACAACCTCGTCAGGCTCGTTATAAAAAATGGAACCACCAAGCGACAATCAATTGGATAATGGGTCAAGCAGATCCTGTTGGCTTCCTTGCTTCTGTTATGCAAGGCAAAGAAATTTTTCCTGTTTATTCTCAAGACCAAGATGGTGCAGTGCAAAATGTTGGTAAAGTTGGTGCAGATCCAGAGTTAAGAGTTATGGCTGCAAAAACTCTGCTCGGTAAATGTGTGCCTGATTTAAAAGCAGTTGAAGTTAATGCTTCTGTTGAAACGACAAAAGTTATTGACATCAGCAAATTAACTGGAGAGGACTTAAATGCAATTGAACGAGTTCTTGAACACTCTGTCATTGACGGAAGTTCGAGCAGAGAAGATGAGGAGATCTCTGAGGGAGTTTATCAGGAGCTCTTGGCCAACGATTGAGCCTGGACGTGACTTCTATGATAATTGGCACATTGATGCAATAGCAGAACATTTGCAGGCTGTCGTTGAAGGAGATATTAAAAGGCTTATAATTAATATTCCTCCTCGTCATATGAAGTCTATCTCGGTGGCAGTTGCTCTACCTGCTTGGACTTGGACTATTCAGCCAGACAAAAAATTTCTTTATGCATCTTATGCAGGCTCTCTTTCCATCAGAGATTCTGTTAAGTGCAGGAGATTAATTGACAGTCCTTGGTATAAGAATCACTTCGGGAAAACTTTTAAATTAACAACTGACCAAAATCAAAAGCAAAGATTTGAAAACGATAAAACTGGCCAGAGAATAGCAACGTCTGTTGATGGTGCTTTGACTGGTGAGGGTGGCGATATAATAGTTATTGACGATCCCCACAATGTTCGTGAAGCTGAAAGCTCTACTGTTAGAGAGGGAGTTCTTGAATGGTGGGATCAAGCCATGCAAACTCGACTTAATGACCCAAAGACTGGAGCTTTTATAATTATAATGCAAAGAGTCCATGAGACAGATCTTACTGGACATATATTAAGGAATGAATACAATGACTGGAATCATTTATGTTTACCTGCTCGGTATGAAGTGGGACATCCAACACCACCAAACTCAACACTCAACTTCTCAGACCCCAGAACTAAAGAGGGTGAGTTGTTGTGGCCAGAGAGGATTGATGAGAAAACTCTTAGCAGTCTTGAGAAAAGTCTTGGGTCTTATGCCAGTGCAGGTCAATTGCAGCAGAGACCTATGCCCAAAGGTGGTGGGATATTAAAAGCAGAATGGTGGGTGCCATGGGAAAAACCTGAT